ACGAACCCCGGCTCGCCGTATCACTGGCTGAACCGCGAGTATATCAGTCAGTCCCGTGACGATACGTATTGCGCGACGTTCGGACTACTCGACAACCCGTCTCTGAGCGACGAACAGCGGGCCGATATTCTGTCACGGCTCAAGGGCCTGTTTTTCAAGCGATACGGTCAAGGGTTATGGGTAGCAGCGGAGGGCGTGATTTATGATATGTTCGACCCTACGGAACTATTACCGGCGGCTGATGCGCCCGATACGGGAGATAGAAGCGTTGCTGGCATCGATTACGGAACATCAAACCCGTGCGTTTATGGATACTACCGACGACATGAAGGACGAGTCTATAAGCTCGACGAATGGCGATGGGACAGCCAGGAAACCGGACGACAAAAAACAGATAGCCAGTACGCCGACGACTTTACCGCTTGGCTCGGACGACGTCCACTTGATTACATAGTCTGTGACCCGTCAGCGGCGAGCCTCAAGGTAGAGCTTCGATTACGCGGTTACATGGTGCGTGATGGAGACAACGACGTTCTCGCGGGCATACGGCACACTGCCGAAATGCTCGGCTCCGGGCGGCTGGTTATCACTGAGGGCTGTCCGAATACGGCGTTGTCACTGTCGGCCTACTCATGGGATCCAGCGGCACAACGGCGGGGTCAGGATAAGCCATTGAAACAGCACGACCACGAAGCGGACGAGACGCGATACATAACGATGGACTTGATACCGCCGATGGTTGGTGATACTGATATGCCTCAGACAGCGGGCGTAACCGAGAGCGTAAGGGTAGCTTGATGAAAACACCCATGATGATATATGAGGAACAGGGCGGCAACGGCACGCAAACCGTGAAGCCTCCCCAGGGCGAACAGGCCCTTGCGGCGGTCGATACCGAACTGAGTGCATGGCTGGCCGGGACGCCCGACTACAATCCCGATGACATCGAGATATCGACATACCGCGATATGGCCAAACGTGACGACCAGGTAAAAGCATGCCTGAAACTGAAAAAGCTCGCTATCCCCGCGCCCGGCTGGAGGCTCGACCCGTTCGACGATACGCCCGAGGCTGAGCGACAGGTCGAGTTCACGGAGGACGTGTTCACGCGGATGCCCGGCTCGATTATGCGCATGTTCATGGACTCGCTTTCCGCGATAGCGTACGGATACAGCATTCAGGAGCCGGTATACGAGCCGATTATCGCGGGCGACTGGGCGGGTAAATGGGGCCTGAAAGCTATCAAACTCAGACCCGCCGAAACGTTCGGGTTCGTGTCGGACAAACATGGCAACCTGACCAAGCTCAAGCAGACCACCAGCTTCGGGAATGACATACCGCTCAAGCCCGAGGACTTCATTATTTGGACGTACGGCGAGGAAAGCAACCGGCACTATGGCGATTCTGACCTCCGGGCCGTGTATCGGAACTGGTACGCGAAGGATATACTTATCCGGTTCTGGAACGTATTTCTTGAGAAGTTCGGCGCACCGACGATGGTGGGCGAATATGAACCGGGCACCGGTAAGCCTGAGCAGGATAAGATACTCGCCGTCCTTGAACAGATAGCGTTCTCTAAGGCGGTCGTATTACCGAAGGGCTGGAAGCACGAACTACTGGAAGCGACCCGAACCGGCAAGGCGTCATACCTCGACGCGGTGAAATATCACGACCGCGCTATTGCCAGGGGACTGCTTATCCCGTCACTGCTCATCGAGGAAGGCGACCGGGGCAGTCGTGCACTGGGTGACGACCATCTCGATATATTCCACTTGACCACATCGGCCACCGGTGACGAGCTTGCGGAAACGGTATACACCGAACAGCTCATCAGGCGGCTGGTGGCGTTCAACTTCGCCGACCCGAAACCGCCTCAGTTTGTATGGAACGACCGCCAAGCTAAGGACCGTAAGGGAACCGTTGACGAGATAACCAGGATGATAGTTGCTGGCGTGCTCGATCCAACTGAAGCGTGGATACGTCAGGTTATGGACTATCCCGAATGGGAGGAACCGGAGTTCATTCGTAGCGCGGAAGCGTACGGGCTTGATTCCGGGGTCAGCGGCGAGGTTGTCAAGTACGATATCGGCGGCATGCGGTTCGACCTGGACACCGGCGAGCAGAACACTTTCGACGGCGTGACGAAGGTACTCGAATCCGAGCTGAAGCGTATCGAAAAGATGGTGCCCGACCTGCTCAAGTCGAAGAACCAGCAGCGGGTCGCCAAACTCGAAATCAAAAAGGTCAACCAGCTCCGTGACGTGTTCAGTCGCGAGATGAATCAGAGCTGGGCGAACGGCCTGACGCATGCGCACAAGGAAACCGAGCGCGGTATAGGCGAACAGCTCAAGTTCACCATGATGGCCGAAACGAAAACCGAGGTATACGCGAAAAAGGACGTTCCTCCGGTAGCGAAGGACGCATTGGCCGCTATCAAGGCCCGCGTGCCGATGACCTGGGACGAGGTAAAGGACATCTCGTGGGACATACACCGGCGGGCGTTCCTGATAGCGGACGTTCTCGCGGTCGATGTGGTGAAGCAAGCTAAACTGGTATTGATGGAGGGTATCAGCGACGGCCTAAGCGTTGAGGAAACCACGCTGAAACTGCGAGAATCATTCGCGCCGTTCGTTGGGCTGGAGGTCGCCGAGGACGTGATATCACCTTACCGACTGGAAACCATCACCCGTAATGCGATGGCGAAATCATTCAATGATGGCCGGTGGGCGTTCACTGAGTCGCCAGAGCTGGATCAGTTCCTCGCCGGGTATGAATACGTGGCAGTGCTCGACGGCAGAGTGACCGACCTGTGCGAATCACTGGACGGTAAGTTTTTCAAGCGCGGCGATCCTGACCTTGAGAATTATCGCCCTCAAAATCACCATAATTGCAGGTCACAGCTTATCACCATGACACGGCACGAGCCGTTCGACGTGACACCGAAAGACCAGTTGCCGCCCAAAGCGGATATACCGAAAGGGTTCCGAGGCCCGGAAGGAGCGCGGACGTAATGCCGGAACGTAAGGCACAAAGATGGGGCAGTTTGAAACTAGGTGATTGGCTTACAATAACGGTTTTGGTGGTTGGTATCATCACGGGTGCCGCAGTGCTAAAAAGTCAGGTTAATGCAAATGTTGACGAGATAAGGGAGATTAAAATAGACGTGAGGAGTCTTGATAACGAGGTTGATATCACCCAAAAGGATATTGCGGTTATCAAGGAAAGCATTAAAAACATTGACTCGAACATACAAGACATAAAGCAGTTAATAAGGAGATAACGATGCCATACCCTAACCATCACAGCGCGAGAGTAGCGGATCCGATGGGGTTCGTTAAGCTGTCCGTTATCCGCACGACCGATGAGCGTATCGTTGTCGTCGGTGGCCCGCTGAAAACCGAGCCGAAAGGTAAGCTCGTCGATCAGGAGTACCGATTCCCCTCGGACGAATTCTCGCCGGACGAGTCCCGGGAATGGCTATCGAAAAACAGTATCGAGTTTACCGTGTTCGAGGAGGCGAAGAACTACGGCGCGGACTACTACGCGAAAATCAAAACGAAGGATATCGGCGGTGTGAAAATTTTCGATACCGGCACTTGGAACGATAAGCGGCACTCGGAAAAAACGCTCACCGCCATCGTCGAAAATACAAATGACGCGATTAAGAATCAGGGGCATACCGTTGCTCTATGGCTCGGCCACGACAAAAAGGGTTCCGCGAAAATCAACAGCGGCGACCCGGCTGTCGGATGGGTTGAGAAACTCAAGGTCAAATCGAAAGCGATATGGGCCGATTTCACGAAGATACCAGAGAAAATCCACGACTGGATTGAGGCCGGGCTATACCGGCGCGTGTCAATCGGCTACATGCAAAACGTTAAGATTGGTAAAAAGAAGTATTCGAAAGTGCTTACTCATGTAGCACTACTCGGCGCGGAAACGCCCGCCGTCAGCACAAGTTCGGACCTGCTCAAGCTATTCGGCACCGAGCAGGATGGGATCGAGGTTATGACGTGGGATATTGACGCCGAGGAACAGGAACCAGAAAACAAGGAGCCTGAAATGGACGAAAAACTCAAGGCGCTGGAGAGTGACAATGCTCAACTCCAGGCTGATATTCAGGCCGAGCAGGACAAGGCAAAGGCAGAGGCCGACGCACGTAAGGCGGCAGAGGAGGAACTTGCCCGGTTCCAGATGGAGGCAGAACAGCGCGATATCAAGGCTTTCTGCAAAACCATGACGGACGGTGACAAGCCCAAAGTGCCGCCCTCACATGCTGACGACCTGCCGGAGCTGATTGCTTCCGTACCCATCGCGGACGGTGAGCATACATTCAATCTCGGCGACGACAAGAAAACCAAGTCACCCCGCAAGGCTTTTATGAACTGGCTATCCGGCCTCGGTGCCGTGATGACGTTCAACGAAAAGGCGAACGACGACGGCGATGACAGTCCGAAAACGGAAGCGTTACAGGACAAAGCCGAAGCCGATGCCATGCTGAAAACCTACGGGATTGACACTGACGAAGGAGGCGAGTAATGGCGAACGCCCAAAATGTGATCCATGACCAGACTCGCCACGTGAACCCGGTCAAGGCTGGTACTCCGATGCTCAAAACAGTGACCATCGACAGCACCGCCGAGGACGCCCGTAACGTAGGCGAAGAAAACATACTCAGCCCCGGCCTCGCGTTGGGGATAATCACAGCCGAAGATACCTATACCGGATACGACCCGAACGGTGCCGATGGTACCGAGGTTGCTCGCTACGTTCTTTACGACGAGGTTGACACCAAGTCGGGAGATGCAGCCGCGACAGCCGCAGACGTACCGGCAACGGTTATATGGCTAGGGAATCTGGACTCATCGAAAGTGTTCGACGAGGACGGGACTGCAATCGGCGTATCCGGTAAAGCTGACCTTGCGAAAGGCGGCTCAGGTGATGCCATCATTGATTGGGACTAACGGAGGTACCGAAAATGGCTAAGAATAGCATACTCAAAGCCTCGGTACTGACCGAGGTCGTTAATCGAATCACGCTCGCACCTATTCCCGGGGAAGGTCTGTTCAAAGAGCAGAAAACATCCTCGAACGAATACGAGTATGGTGCAATACCCGACGACCAGACGGCCGCCTCGTATCGGCTGACTACTACCCCGGCAGGTGAGAACGACGTAACGCAGCAGGCGAGATATGTCGTGACAATCCCTCATCTTCGGGAGCGGATGCCCGTCCCTGGCAAGTACTGGGCTTGGGCTTCATCGCCTAATAGCCGCGAACAGAATGACGCTCGATACTGGTTCGTGAAACATCTCGAATCGTTGAAGAAGAAAATCGCACGCAGAAAAGCTATCTCCCTGTGGGAAGGTCTGCGGACCGGTAAGGTCGTGGCGACTATCGACGATGTGAGTGTTGACCTGAACTTCGACGTCAACAGTGACTATTCCGGCAACTTCAGTAATGACGCGGGAACCATGTGGGATACCGTGGCAACCGCTACCGTGCTGGAAGATATCACCACGGCTAAACAAACCATTGCACAGAACTCTGACGTGGGCGAAGTCGATGCCTACATGACGAGCAATGTGCCGCCCCTGATTATGCAGAATGAACTCTTGCAGACTGCCATCGAAGGTTTCGCCTCGATGAAAGACAAGTACGCGATTACCGGTGAAATCCCCAAGTTCCAAGGGGTCAACTGGAACATCGTGGATCAGGGCTGGAAGAACGCCAGCGGTACGTTCAGGCGGTATATCAACGGCGATGTTGCAAATGATGAATTCATCATCTTCGTGGCCAAGGGTAGCCCGCTGGGGCAGAAAATCATGGCACCCTGCGTCGATCCCGATGCAAACGGTGTCCACGGCGAGTATGCTCAGGCGTACACAGAAAAGAATCCGCCCGCGAAAATTCTGTCGGTAGAGGATAATATCTTCTACGCGCCGGAACGGGTTGAGGGGATTTACGTCCTGAGAGTGAAAACGTAAAAGGTCGCCCAGACCTGGAGCGTCGGGTTTTGGTTGCTTCCTTCCCGGCGCTCCGAACTGGGGCGAGGTAGGCCGTGCCATACACGACAAGCGCAAGAGTTCGGGAGCTGGTGCCACAGGCATCAACCGACAACCCGGACAACGACACCATTGACGACCTGATCACGCGGGTTGAAGGGACAGAGGTTAATCCGTATCTGAAAAAGATATTCAGCGTGCCGATAGAATCGCCCGACGAGATTATCATCACGATATCATCACTGTTCACTGCGGCGTGGTGTCTGATGGTCTACGTTCGGGGCAACCAGGCGAGTGCACAGGCCAAGGCATATAGGAAAATCGCTCAGGAGAAACTTGACGATATCATACGTGACCCGACTATGGTGACGCATACACCGCAGGACTCCACGAAAACCAGCCGGGACAATTCCGCGGTCGGTATCTCACCGGCAGAGGGCGAGGGTAAATCGCATTTCGGGCTGGGCGACGAAACGACTTGGGGTAAATGATGGCATACGAAACCCCGATAAACTGGCATGATGTGTTCGAACTGCTCGACAAGATAGTCGTGCGCGGTGAAATGCCGGGTCCGGTGGCGTCGTTCATAATGGACCGGGGCGTTGCGAGTATACAGCGGAACTTCAGGGCTGGCGGTCGTGTCGGCGGTTCAACTGGAACGTGGGACGACCTCGCAGAATCGACAAAGGCCCAACGGCGCGAGGGCAAGAAAACCGGGCGGCTCGGGCATCGGGTATTGATAGATACCGGTGAGCTTATGCGGTCGTTCGAAGTGCAGCATTCCGACAGCAATACCGGCATCCGGCTGGGCCGCGATGAGTCGGTCGTTAGAATCGGCACCACGAAGGACTACGCCAGAACACACCAGGAAGGTGCCCCGGCGCGTAAAATACCAGCCCGCCCGTTTGCGATGTGGCAGAGCCGTGATATTGACTTGATTGCGAAGGCGCTCGCCGATTACTTGGTCGGAAAGGGTATCTGATGGAATCGGTAATGAAACGGATGATCGCATCCCTGCTGAACAACACGCCAGCCGGAACGCAGGTGCATAAAGTCAACATGCCACAGACTACCGGATATCCTTGTATCGTAGTTCAGCCGATATCGCGGAACCTTCGATTACTCGATACCGGTTTCTGGCAGGTAGAGTTCATTATTCACTGGCATCTGGTTGTTGCACGACTTGACCTTGAGGAAAGGCTTGAAGGGCTTGACGAGCTGATACTCGCCGCCGAGGAAGTATACGAAGGTAATCCCGGCTGGACGGATGAAGGCGATCCGGGTAGTGAAGTATACGATTCGGAAGTCGTATCCACCCGGTTTATCGGCGGTGGATATTCGATGATATTCAATGACACACCCCATTACGGGGCGACTATGGAGCTTCGCGGTTACGCGGAGATTGAACGAGGGAGTTTAGGATGACCCATTATCCAAAGGACACGAAATTCGGCTTTGACTTCCAGGCCGCAAAAGGGACGGGGGTCGCCTCGGCATACTTCGTTCCGCTACTGGAGGGCAATGTTACGATCACGCCATCACTGGCACGCGAGGAAGTCGCGGACGGCACGCGGTTCCAGACCCGGAGCCTTGCAACCGAGGGCTATGACTATGGCTTCGATTTCAAAATGGTGCTGAAGCCTGGCGAATCCGTTGGCGCGGTTGACCGCCTGATTTATGGGCTGTTCGGTGACGTGGCAACGTCGGGGCCGGTGTCTGATTACTACACTCACGACCTGACACCGGAGGATCCGGCGAGTGCGTTACCGTGGTTCAGCTTCGAGGTTGACCGTGGCGTTGACCTCGGCGGTGCCGGAACGGACTACACCGAGCGATACGTAGACGGCAAAATTGATGCGTTTTCTCTGGAGCTCGCACCGCGAACAGGCGCACCGGTATCTATCGGCGTTACAGGGCACTGCCTGTCGAGGGATTCGACCACATATTCAGGACTCAGCACGTCATACAATGATGAGGATCCGTATGTGTTCAAAGATCTGTCCGTATTCCTTGAGGATTACAGCGACGGTTCCGAAGCCACGTCAGAGGATACCGCAGTGCGTCGGATTACGTTCAACTATTCGAACGGCAATGTTGTCGAGTCGGAGGAAGCGGACGGCACCGGCGACATGAGCGATATCAGTGAGGGCATTGTCACCGTCACCGGCGAGATTGACAAGGCGTTCGCGTCATCGGATGATTACCAGGACTTTCTTGCCGACACTTACAAGACCATGAAAATCGAACTGCTCAAAACCGCCGACCAAAAGGAAATCAAGTTCCTTGTCCAGAAGGTGAAAATCGCCGGGCTACCGTTACCGGGTGCCGGGCCGAGCAGGGAGAAAGGTGTATACACTATGACGTACGAGGCTGTGTATGACGGAACGAACGACTTATGCACGGCATCGACATACAACAAAGTGGCTGACATAACCACATAATCGGAGGTTTTTAATGGGCGACCTAAATATTCAAACCGCAGCACACGAGCTGATTGAGAAGTCGGTATCAATACCGGTGGACCCAAGCTCTAAACTCGTCGAGGTCAAGGAAGGTTCGGAGGTGTCAATTACATTTCACCTGCGGAAGCTATCATCTTACGACCTTGAAATCATTACCGAACAGTGCACAACTATCGGTAGAAAGGTAATAACCAAAAAGGACGGCACGCCCGGGGAGGTGCCAGACATCAAAACGAACGGCTGGAAACTGAACCGCATGCGGATTATGGATTCAACCGTTGGTATCGATGGGCTGTCCCTGAACGGTAAGCCAGCCAAACAGTTGACGCTCGAAGTGTATAAAATGTTCCATTCGTCCGTAACCGGATTACTACTTGAGAATGTCCGAGCAATAAGCGGCGGCGAGGAACCGGAGGATGCCGAAAATTTCGAGAAATCGCCCGAGAATGGTTAGAGGGTTCGAAATCCGGCGGGCAAGTAGTCCTCTGCAACAAGTGTCTCGATGGGCCAGAATTATGCGAAATCTGCCCGTTCCGAAATCTCAGGCCGTGGATGTTTCGGATGATGAAATTATACGCCAGGGTGAAGCGGTGGAATGCTCTACCGTTCCAGGGTGGAATACACGACCAGAGTCCGTTCGAACTGTATTGCCTCGACATCGTGCAGGAGGAAGCGGACGAAATGCACAGGATCGAAATGGAGCGGATCAAATATAGGAGATAACCGGTGCCGTTTGGCGACGTGACAAAAGACGTGACTATCACGATGAAAATGCTCAACCGGCTCAAGCCGGGCGTTCGTGATGGCAAAGGCGACCTCAAGGACTTAGAGCGTCAGGCTGAACGGTCATCGAAAGAGATTGACAGCGACTTCAAAAAGGCGTCGAGAGGCATATCGGGGTCGTTCGGTTCAATGAAAACGGCGGGCGTCGCGGCGTTTGCGGCTATCGGCGCGGCTACTGCGGCGGCTACCGGGATCGCTTGGAAAGCGGTTGAGGCGGCAAATGAACAGGAACGGGCCGAGGTTCAGCTTGCGGCGGTATTGGAGTCAACGGGTCATGCAGCAGGGGTGACTGCTGATGATATGAAACTGCTTGCAGCGGAACTTCAGAAAGTCACTACTTATGGTGATGAGACAATTATCGCCGCTGAAAATATCCTGCTCACATTTAAACAAATCGGCAAAGAGGTTTTACCTGACACGATAGAGGTCGTTCTGGATATGGCGACAGCCCTCGGGACTGACTTGAAAAGCCAAGCGATACAGGTCGGCAAGGCATTGAACGATCCGGTAGAGGGACTGTCCGCGCTTCAACGTGCTGGCGTAACATTCACCGAAAGCCAGAAAGAAGTAATTCAGTCGCTGGTAGACACCGGCAACGTAGCGGATGCGCAACGGTTAATTCTCAAGGAACTTGAAACAGAGTTCGGCGGCTCTGCCCGTGCCCTCACGCTTACAGCGCAAGGTGAGATTTCACAGATCCAGAACATGATCGGCGACGGGATGGAGGTTGCCGGTAAGATAATGCTCGCCAGGTTCTCGCCCTATATTACTGACATTCGGGATGAAATGAATAAGCTGGCAGATGTCGGATGGGACAAAGTAATTGATGACTGGGACGTGATGACGGTTGACCTTCGAACGAAAATAACCGCCGCCGCCGTCGAGCTAGGTTCGGATTTCGCTTGGGAATTCACGAAAGCAGTCGGTCTCGGTATCTCTGGTGCCGCTCTTGGCTTTGCAGAAAAGTCACTACTTGCCGTATGGGAAGCCGGTGCATTGATTGTCACGGGTAACTGGTTACCGGCCTTGATTGAAACTATTGCCGATGTTCTAAGCGAAGGGACAAGAGAGGTTACGGTCGGTTTCGAACCGCAACTGGTATTCCCCGAACCGGGTGAGGCTGAGACACCGCAAACGCTCAACGAGAAATTCGGGCTTCCCGCGTACTTGACAATGCCTGTTCGTGCGGAGGCTCCAGATCCTTCGGAAAGAACGTTTCCTCGTCCCGCTCCATCGCCAGTTCAGAAGGATATAGAGCCTCCGCGACCGACCATCGACTTCGGCATGGAGGAGGAGGGTTTCGTTGGCGGCATGACCGATGCCTATGCGACCGGGATCGCCGCGCATGCAGGATACCTTGAGCAGTTGCATGTGATGAACACGGACGATTTCGCTCTCAGACATGAGGAATTAACGACGTGGTTTGACACCGAGCGCGAAATGCTGGACAACGCCAACCTCTCAAAAGAGGAACGGCTTGCGGCTGAAACGGCTTTGTTCGAGTTACAACACAAGAAGCGGAGCGAGATACTGGCCGAGGAAGTCGCCCTCCGTAACAAGATGGAAGCCGCCGCATTTGATACCATTGGTGCACTGGGCAAGGGCTATATGTCTGAGTTCCAAGGTCAATCTAAAGAGCTGTTTGCGTTTGGCAAGGGGCTTGCGGCCGCCGAAGCCCTGTATAATACACATGCAATGGCGGTTGCAGCAGCGAAATCAATGGCGGTTTTCGGCCCGGTTGCAGCATTCGCCGCTGGTGCCGCCGCTACTATATACGGCCTGGCTCGCGTTGCTTCTATTGCCAGCACGAAGTATGAAAAGAAAATGATCACAGGCGGCTGGGTCGATGGCCCTCCGGGTATTGATGTGATATCGACAAAGCTCACCCGCGACGAATATGTCATGCCGCCTGTTCAGTCGTCGATGTACGCACACGAGCTTGAAGCGATGAAAGCGGGTGTATTTCCTTCCGCGCCCGCTGGTGCTGGTATCGGCGGCGGGCGAACGGTAGTAATGAACATACACCACCACGGCGTTACACTGGCAACCGATGACGCGGCAATGTTGGACTGGGCCAGGTCGCTGAAATTTTACCTTGATGAAGTCGAAACGGAATACTCCGAGGCGTAACGATGGCAACGGATCAACCAGGATGGAATTGGAAGAATAGCGCGGGTACGTTTCAATGGCCCGGCGCACCGGTTACTTTCAAGTCATCGAAAAAATGGAACAAGGGATCAACCCGGCCCTGTGCATCGCAAGCTGTCAGGCGCGAGATTCGGCATGAGCGCGACGGTGAAACGCTGGCGGTCTATCAACACCCGGTAAACCCACGACGCCGGTGGAAGGTCGTTATCAACAACCTGGTGCTGGCAGATATTCAGGAGTCCGATGATGATGCGGATCATACGTTTTGGCACCTTCACGCCGCGAGTATATTCTACTTCTGGCCTGATTACGAAAATGATGGGGCCGCCGATCCCTGGTATACCGTTCGATGGATAGGCGACTACAAACCGATACCAACACGAGGCGGGTATTTCAGTCTCGAATTTACCATTGAGGAGGTAGCGGACAACACCGGTACCGATCCATTCCCATAACACAGGAGGGCGACATGCTGAAAATCGCATTTGCAGGGCTTCTAATCGTCTCGATGGTCGGCTGTGCCACAATGCAGGGTGAACAGTCATGCGCGTTGATACGCGGGACGGCGGCCACGACCACCGCCGTTCTAACTGAGGGCCAGGATACTACGGAAGTCGTCGAAGTGGTCGAGGGCGTAACGGCGGCCATTGAATTGATCGAAGAATCGGTCACCGACTCAACCGCGCTCGAAGTGCTGAGCCTGATACAGTGCGCGACTGAAGGCGTTACGGAAGGATTGCAGGACTGATGCCAGAACCGAGAGATCCATTAGACCCTATTGAGGAATTTGAAGGCTGGGAAGATGGCGAATACCCGGAAGTTTCGGACGAGCTGAAAAGGGCGATGACCCAAAAGGAATTCGAGGATCGACTTGATGAAATTGACGAGGGTAAGGTTGTTATCGAGCAGGGGATCTACCGGGTAGAGATTCAGAACGATATGGCAGTCATTGATACAGAGCAGAATGGTCGGATCGTCGAGCGCAAGAAGTACGACAGCAAAACCGAGGATATCGACATCATAGAAACATGGCATTACAGAGATCCGAAAGGCAAGCACCCGTCATCGATTACACTCACCTATGACGTACACAAGGATAGATAACCGTGGCTGACCGATACGTATCATTACAGGGCGACGATTCTGACGGCACGACTTGGGCGAAGGCTTACAATACAATTCAGTCGGCATGTGACGATCTCGTTGCTGTGGGGGGTACGATATATATCGGCACGGGGAAATACTCGGAAGAAGTTACGCTTGTTCCTACGGTCGGAAATAAGACATTTACAATTACTGGTGTTGGTAATGTATTATGGACGGCTTCGTCTGGTTACTGCTTAGAGATTTCGAATCAATATAGTTATATCAATATGTCGCACATAACCATAACCGGCGAAGATGGTGCAACCGATGGGATTTACAATCATTCTTTGGATGTGAGAAATAGTAACTTTCAAAATGTAGTTTTTCGTGATTTATCTGGTGATGCATATAAAGTTGCTACAGATGATCTTTACCGGACGCGATTCGATAAATGCCTATTTGATAAATGTGGTGTGGGTTTGTGGATACAGTGTGCGGATACTCGATTGGGATATTTACAGCTTTGTAGTAGCACATTTCAGGACTGCGGAATTGTTTTGTCAACTCCGAACGATATCCGATATGTGTTTGGTTCATATAAATCTGGTGGGTATATTTGTGATAACGCCTTTATTGATTGTACAACCGTTTTAAATCATCAGGGGCACACAAAAGCTGTTTTCTCCCAGTATGTTGATTCATATTCATCCAACTGGGACAATAATTTATATGTAGGTATTACCAACTATGGCCGGTTTAGTGACGGTGACATAACGACTTTTGCAGCATGGAAAACGCAGATACAGGATGCTGGCAACAAATATGATGATAGGTCAAGCGATTCCGCAGACTCCGATCAGCTTTGCGATGTTGATAATTATTTATATTATGGGCGTCATGGTAAAGAGGTCGTCGGTGTTTTGGGTCACACTGTCGGCGCACGTGGTCTCGGCATAGGCTGGTCCGGGAACGTCAATTCGGATTCCTGGGAGGATTGGATTGACGACGACGACACCGTGGTCGCTGACGGCGGCTCGACGCGGTTCGACTTTACGTCCGATGAGTATTTGCTCAAGGCGGGACAGTCCGGTTCAACCTTGCGCTCGCCGGTATACGACCTGGGCGACACGGAGGACGGCGCGTTCGGCAATTACGTTGCGCGTGTAGCATTAGGTGCAACCGATGATATGGTTGGTAATGACGCAATCTCAACGAATCAGGCCATCGGCGGCGATGACTACCTTCAGAAAACGCTTGAGTATCGGAGCAGCAATACCAGCTTTGCACAGACAGACGCATCACCATCGTGGACTGAGGTTGAAATAACCGATCACAATGAGGCGACGATTGAATCATCGGGGCGATACCTTCAGATAAGGCTCACCTTCCGCGATGACTGGGGGGCGTAATGGCGTTAGCACTTGGGGGCGTTGCTATCCGGCTGACCGAGCGACCCACGTTCAAGGGTATCTGTATTTCCAACCAGGGAAAAGACGAGGATGACGAGTAATGGCTCTCGCGCTTGGTGGCGTAGCGATACGGTTGCAGGAGCGGCCTACGCTCAAGGGTGTCTCGATATCGAATATCGGGAAGGTCGTGCCACCGGAACCACCAGGCCCTACATTATGGGAGCAATTTCTTAATGCATACCGGAGAAACCTCGTGGGAATAACCGCTGATCAGCTTGACGTAGTGGTCGAAATACGGACCGAATGGGATCCCGACACTGCCGACGATACCCGGGAACGGTTCTGGAATAATGATCCAGACTGGAATAATGATGATCGCAAGGGTATTCTATCGGTCGGTGTAATCAATCACAAGGTTAATCGGAAGTTTGGCGTCTGTCACCTCGGTACCTGCTCCATCAAGATGACGAACGTCGCGCTTACCTGGCTCAAGTCTGAAGCGACCGGCATCCGAAACAATATTGACCTGATCGGGAAGTGGGTGTGCGTGTATGCTGGCACCGGATACACCGGAACGCCCGATGATGGCGAGACGATGTTCCCTTATTTCGTCGGCGTGATTCGTTCGATAAGTTCGGACACCGGCGCAACCGTAACGCTCAACTGTGAGGACGCGACCAGGGAACTGCTCGAAAAAACGGTGCAGTTCGAAGCATCGGCGGGTGGTGATGTACTTGATGCGTCTTATGCGGTGATGCCTCAGTATGATTATACGGTCGGTGCCGCGTCGTCTATGGTTCGGCGGGTGCGTTATGATGTCAATCCCGAGGGAGGACAAGACCCAGGCAAGGAGCGCGTTGGAGGCTATTGGTGGTTCGGGCAATATATTTTGAAAGGTCGGCGTGGGTGGGTTGCCCCGAAGTGGATTGACTCAAGGAAATGGGTTGCTGGAGAGTCTGTTTTTTGGCTTGGATCATACCATACAAACTATTATGCAATCATATCGGGGTCGTGGCTATCCCAGGTTATTGCCAGCGCATCAGAACGGGATACCGGCGATGGCCCACCGGAATATGAGCATCTCGACCGTCCTGTTGATATCACTGCAACCGGCGCGTTGGGTGATGACATTACAGCGGCCCCGCGTAGATGGCACCTTGAATACGGTCATCCGATGTCAGGGCAGTCTTACGTATCCGGGCAATCCACCATCGGAACATTCAAGACATGGCTCGATGGTGATGAGCCGAACACGAAGCATTACCTCAACATGCGTAAGAGCGATGGGGCCGACGCGGATACCGGCACGCCTCACCCGACATTTTTTACGTTCAAAAATGCGGACGACGACACGGCTTTCAAAATAGGCACCGGTTACAAGGATGGAACTGACGGATGGGATACTACCGACTACTCAGAAACCGAGCACGGATTTAATATCGACGGTGACGGTCCGGTTGAGAATGTCGGATTATCAGCCGATGAGCTTGAGGAATGGGGAGATAAGTTCCAAGAGGGTGACCGCTGGTCGATATGGGAGTTTGGCACGACATCATCCCCGTTCGAAAACGTATCCGGCCATTCCTATATTGAGTCGGACGAAGAAATCGGCGATGTATTCCCGTTACAAATTATCTACCACATTTTAAAGTATCAAATGAACCTAATGACCGGTATCCGGCGTCCGCTCCTTACCTGGGGTCTGGACGGTGCCGAGGAAACCGGGGGTAATTCTAAGTTTGCAGTTAATAAGGATTCATTCGATGCAGCTTTACAGGATATTGTTGACTACTGCGGAGCCTCCCCAAGCGATTATCTCGAAAAAATGGCGTGCGTCGGCAATTATCCCGAGGGGACAAAGTGGATCGATATCATACAGGACTGCTTGAGGGCTTGCCTATGCGCCCTGTATGTAGACGGCTCCGGTAGTTTCAATGCCGTATCGTTGGGCGGTATTGAGGATGCGTCCGGGGTCAGCTCAGATGACTATATTATCGGCGACATGACGGACACGGACGATTTCAATCTGATATCCGCGAATCATTCCGAGAGCCGTGAAAAACTGATTAACCATGTAACAATAGCCCATAAGGAAACGTACTGGGGCAACGTCCGCGAAGGGGATAATGTATATGAGGATTCGACCAGTATCGGCACTCATGGTCCGAAGTCCGCGAAATTAAAAATCGGCTGGCGTATACCGAACGAGCTTGCCGATGATATCATATCGGAATGGTATCTGAGCCGATACGCTGATGCCCGGAATAAAATCAACATGGTCTGCACTCTCTCCGGGGCACTGAACACCGCGCCAGGTGACCCGGTGGTATTTACCGGCGAATCTCTCATCGATGACAGCGTACAAGGAAGCGGGGCAAGCCTCCGTTGCTATGAACGAAGCCTCGACCCGCTGGGGAACAAAATCAAGTTGGTCTGTTTTCAGGACGACGGCGGCTTGGATTTCGCCTGATCCGGCTTATCCTCCAGATCAACTTTATACTCGCACATGATAAAAATCAGTAGTTCGAGCAGTGAATCCCAGACCATGCCCTCGACTGCTTCCCGTAGGTGATTACCTCCAATCGCCATCACAACGGCCTGTAGCGGCGACAGGTCAGGATGTTCCCTTTTTATCTGCTTCGCGTTTACCAGCAGTGAGTGCTCGAACGTCGCTTTTCCCGTGGTTGATGGGGTGCTCATCTCGCTGTCCTCCTTGTATTGCGGTCGCGTCCTTCAGGACTCCCGACTCTATAGGCTTGGCCTTTTTGCTGGCGAATACCTCAAGCCATTTACGGTTCTGTTTCTCCCAGGTGTGGTTCTCGCACCACTTCCGGGCTTCCTCAATCATCAGCGGGCGTTCCTTCCGTGCGGAGGTCGCGTGCTTCATCGCCTCGACGAATAGTGGACCGTTCGCCCTTGGCCGGTAACCGCTATCATCGGTGCGGATCATGTGAGTTGCATCGACGCCGGCCGGAACGAGGAATCCCCGGGTTGAGCCGACAATCTCCGTCAGTGACGAATTATCCGATACGACCACAGGACATCCCGCCGCCATTGCTTCAGTGACCGGCAAGCCCCAACCCTCGCCGAGCGTCGGCATGGCGTATACGTCTGCGATATTGTACAGGCTGTTTAGCTGTGCCTCAGTCACCCTCATGTAGTCGTTGGGAACAGGGAATCGTACTTTTTCCTCAAGCCCCAGGTGTTCTATCTGAGCGCGAAGGTCTGAGAGAGGCGTTTTCGGCTTCGTGTGTATGTATAGAATTGCGTCAGGAAAGTCGCGCAGGTATTCCGAAAACAGATAAATAAGGTATGCGAGTTCCTTTCGATCCTGATGGGTGGCTATACACAGCACCAGCGGCCCAATATCGCCCATCCATTCGCGCTTGAGTCGCTTCCGTTCGTCATCGGGGATCGGATAATAATTATCGATATCACAGCCGAGGCCGATCTTGATGGCGCGATCAGCGTCCGGCTTTGACACCTTCGCCAGCTCGTTACGGGTGTAATCCGTCCAGACAACCGGGACATCACAATATGAAATGAACGGCAGATAATCCTGGCGGCAGATATTATCGAGCGGGAATGCGTACACGGTGAGCCAGTCCTTGTTCGTGCGTTTTTTGACCGTTTCCATGTTCCCAGGAAAATCGCGGCATTGCCACGGATCCATCTGGATCCACACGGCGTCATAATCGCCATGCACAAGGAAAGTGAATAGTCGGTCGAACCCCATCAGCGGCTTGGGGTCGTCCATCGGCGGTAATACCGACGCCGGGTAGACCTTAAACGGATTGAGCGTTTCATCGTATTTCCAACCCTGATAATTGATACCGAGCACGTCAACGGTATGCCCTCCCTCGACGACCAGCGTCTTGAGTATTTCGTGAGCGGCACGCCCGAAACCGGTAACTTTCTGCCGAATATAACCACCTTCGGGCGGTCGTTTCCACGCGGGATTGTCACACCATGCGAGTATTTTCATCGCCGTTTTCTCCTTTGGTTTGTGTGTTCGGGGTTCAGTAGTATATCAGCTATCGCCGCTTCAAGCCCGGTAATAGTGCCCTGCTTTTTGTATTCCTCAAGGTTCGCGGCCCGGATAACGTGCCCGCCGATAGTGCCCTCGGACCGTTGCCAGCATATCTCAGCGGCTGAGAGTCCTTCATTCTTGGATGTCATTGAGACGCTCCTTACACACCCCACGGTCGTTCTCCGGTCACCTTTTCAACATGGTTCCGCATTGACTCGTGTACCATCTCGGCACGGTCGAGGAATTCCGGGTGCGCTGTACCGAGGAACGGGTCGTTCGGTCCCCATGCCTTGTATATCGGTTTGCCGTCAAGATGCTTAGGGATGCCGTGCGCTTCTGCGCTGTGCCAGTGAACACCGCACGCACCGTGTTTCAGGGCGGTAGCGATAATCCATGAGTAGAACATACCATGCTGTTTCCAATCCTTCGACTGTGGGTAATGACCGCCTGTCCGGTTCTCGGGGTCGTAACAGCCACGTAACCACGCGAGGAACTTGCCCTGCAATAACAGCTTTCTGCGGCATGGCGCGTTCGGTTGATTGCCAACCTCGGCCCACAGAACGGGTAGCCCGGACTCGTCAGCGTATTGTTCCATTGTCGGCCCGAACGCCTTTGCCGCTTGAATGGTCGATGGGTATCGGTTGAGACACAGGACATCGACGCCGTTATCCGTCAGGTGTTGCCATAGCTCCTTACGCTGGGCGTCAGTGAACTGGTACTGGCTATCATCACCGAATATCGTGCTCACGGCGAACCGGTTTGAGAGTATCAACGCGCCGGGTATATGAGCGCGGATCAGCGGGCATACCTGTTCGACGAGTATCCGGTGCTTTGCCAGTAGTGTTTTGTTATCAGGATTATACTTCCGCATTTCGTGAAGGAACTCGTCACACAGGAACACGCCGCCGAGCCAGGGGTCGTTTGCGAACCGTTCACGCAGGAACCGGAGCTTGCGTTCGATATCGCCACGCCATGACGGTGACCCGACGTAATCCGGCGCAAGGCCGCCGTCGAAATCGAGCAGTTCAGGAAACACGGGCGTCGTCGCTGGCGGTGACGGTGATTGATAGCTGATAGAGTTCCAACGGCCCTCCATGATATACTGCCGATAGCGCCATGCATACTCGCTCCATGAATTCGTCTGATACGGGCCGATGGTCCAGGGCCGCTTCTCGCCCTGCGCGTCGGTTACACAGTTACGATGCAGGTACGACAGCCCCAGGCTCCAGAGCAGCTTACCGGCGGCGTCACCGAGTTCAGGGTT